TTCTTTGGAATTGGTGTAGCTGAGAACATGGATGATTCTCAACAGATTATGAACGGTCATGCACGTATGGCTGTAGATAACCTAGCAATGGCTGGGTCTTTGGTGTTTGATGTAGATGAGTCTGCTTTAGTTGGTGGACAGTCTATGGAAATATATCCGGGCAAGATATTTAGAAGACAAGCTGGTATGCCCGGACAAGCTATACATGGTTTGAAGTTTCCTAACACAGCACCAGAAAACATGATGATGTTTGATAAGTTTAGACAACTTGCAGACGAACAAACAGGCATACCTAGTTATTCACACGGACAAACAGGTGTACAAAGTATGACAAGGACTGCTTCGGGTATGTCCATGTTATTAGGTGCATCAAGTTTAAATATTAAAACAGTTGTTAAAAACCTTGATGACTTTTTATTAAGACCTCTAGGAGAAGCTTTCTTTCAGTGGAACATGCAGTTCTTTGAAGGTGGTCTAGATGTCAAAGGTGATTTAGAAGTTAAAGCTACTGGAACTAATAGCTTGATGCAGAAAGAAGTAAGAAGTCAAAGACTAACTACATTCTTACAAACTGTACAAAATCCTGCTGTTGCTCCATTTGTTAAGATTTCTAAACTAATTAGTGAACTTGCCTATAGCTTAGACTTAGACCCAGATGAAGTTTTAAATGACCCTGAAGAAGCAGCTATTATGGCACAAATCATAGGAATGCAAAATGTTGGACAAACAACTGGCGAGGAAGCTCAACCCGATAGTCAACAACCCGGAGGTATGGGAAGCCTTGCAGGAACACCTGCACAACCTCAAGACCTTGGACCTACAGGCACTGGCGGTGGCAACATCGGAATCGGAAATGTTCCGGTTGCAGGGGAAGATCAATTCTCTGGTACGCCTAGAGCAGTTGCCGGAGCAGGTTAAAGAAGCAGTAAATAGAAAAGAGGAAGTATAATGTTAAAACCAGATTACATAGACATAGACGGTGACGGTAACAAAACCGAACCAATGAAAACAGCAGCCAAACAAAGAGATGGTATGGCTGAAGGTGGAGACATAGATGGTCAAATGGCTATGTTAATGATTCCAAAAGAACCTGAAGAAAATATGATGCCTGAAGAGGACATGCTTCCAGACGATAAGATGGAAGATGAATACTTAGATTTTATTTTAGATGAAGCATTAGATAGCGAAGAAGAAGACTATCTAATGTCACAGTTACAAGGCAACGAACAACTTAGCGAAATATTCGACAAAGTTATAGACGTTGCACAAGAATTTGCTGGGTCTGGTCCTGTTGAAGGACCGGGTTCAGGAGTCTCTGACAGTATACCTGCAAGGTTATCTGATGGAGAATTTGTCTTTACTGCTAAAGCTGTAGAAGAAATCGGAGCCGATAACTTAATGGCAATGATGAAAGATGCAGAAATGAAAGCAGATGATAGACAAGGTTTAGCTGAAGGTGGAGAACCTGAAGAAGAAGAGACTGTTGTAATGCCGGTTGAACAACCTGCTGCTCGACAAGACATTCGTGTTACCAAAGAAACTGTTGGTACTCGTGCTGGACAGCAAGAGGAAGATGATTTAGTTGGTGAAGAAGTCAAGAAGTCTATGCTTCGAGGGAGCAGAAACTTAGGCTAAACAAACTTAACGGTAGGGCTACCTTATGTCATAAGCACCCTACTATTTTATAAACCGAAAGGCTACCTTTACATACAAGCCCTCTAGTCGACATAGAGCTACCTTGTGAACGAAGCCCCCGTAGGAGAAGAATATGACTACTGAAGTACAAGAGGAAAATGCCAATCCTTACAACCAAAAAAAATCTTGGCACACAGATATTGAAGAAAACTTTGATACTGCTGATGGAGTCTTTTTTGAGAAGCCAAAAGCTAAAAAGAAAGAAGCAATACCTAGTGAACCTGTAGAACAGGTAGCTGAACAGGAAAGTCCAAAGGATGAACCTTATAAGCGACCAGACTACAAGAAACGTTACGATGACTTGAAAAAGCATTATGACTCTAAACTAAACGAATTTAAGTCTAGAGAACAAGAGTTATTAGAACAGGCTGCTGAAAACAGACCTAACTATGTAGCTCCTAAATCTCCAGAAGAACTTGAAAAGTTTAGAGAAGAGTATCCTGATGTCTACGAAGTTGTAGAAACTGTTTCTCATTTACAGGCTGAAGAGAAATCTAAAGACTTAAAAGAGAAGCTTGAAAGACTACAACAACGTGAGCAAGAATTAGTTCGTAAAGATGCTGAAAAGCGATTGATGGACAAGCATCCTGACTTTGAAGATATTCGCAATAGTGATGACTTTCATGGTTGGGCAAAAGAGCAGCCTAAGTCTATCCAAGATTGGGTATACAACAATGCTGACGATGCTGATCTAGCTTCAAGAGCTTTAGATTTATTTAAGAAAGATATTGGTATGGATGTTGCACCGAAGAAGTCAAATTCTAAACGGTCCAAGAAATCTGCTGCTGACATGGTTTCCACTAAAACAACTAGTGTCGAACCACAGCAAGAGAAAGTTTGGACTGAAAAGGAAATTGCAAGTATGTCTATGGACCAGTTTGATCGGTATGAAGCCGAGATAAGTGAAGCCATGCAACAAGGCAGAATTGTAAAATCATAACTATTAATTTACAAACTTAGGAGAATATCAAATGGCTCAATATTTTGAACCCGGAACTGATACCGATGCTAACTTTGCAAACTCCGTAGCAGGACAAACTAATAGTTTCTTCCTACCTTCGATTTATTCTAAAAAGGTTTTAAACTTTTTCAGAAAGTCCTCGGTTGTCGAAGCTATTACTAACACCGATTATTCCGGTGAGATTACTGCTTATGGAGACTCTGTAAAGATTATCAAAGAACCTGTTATCTCTGTGTCAGATTACACAAGAGGTAGCGATACTACTGCAACCAAACTAACAGACCAAGAGACATCTCTTGTTGTTGATAGTGCTAAAGCTTTCAAATTCATCGTAGATGATATTGAGACTAAAATGTCACACGTCAACTTCAAAGAGGTTGCTTCTTCTGCTGCTGCATATGCATTGAAAGATTCATATGATGCTGCTGTTATAGCAACTATGTTTGCTGGTTTGTCTGCTTCATCACCAAACCACGTGTTAGGTGCTGACAGTGCGACAGACTTAGGTGCTGGAGTATATGATGGTTCTGGTGCTGCTGACTTAGGTCAGTCTGGCGAAACAGACCCACTAGACCTTATGGCTAGAATGGCAAGACTATTAGACGAACAGAACGTACCTGAAGAAGGTCGTTGGTTTGTTGCAAGTCCTGACTTCTACGAAGTTCTAGGACAATCATCTTCTAAATTGCTATCTGTAGACTTCAACGCAGGTCAAGGTTCAATTAGAAATGGTTTAGTATCAAGTGGAAAACTACGTGGATTTGACATGTACAAATCAAACAATATTGCTGCAACATCTAATGCTGCTGGTAAATGTTTGGCTGGACACATCTCATCTACAGCTACTGCTCAAACTATCATCTCAACTGAGGTCCTTAGAGACCCTAGTTCTTTCGGTGATATCGTTAGAGGATTGCATGTCTATGGTGCGAAAGTACTAAGAGACGAAGCAATTGTAGGTGCTTTCTACGGTATTGACTAATACCAAACTCGGGGGAGTCTTCGGACTCCTCCACTTTTTAGGATATAATTATGAAAAAAATGAAAGATGGATACAAACACGGTGGACCAGCAGGACACGATGGTAACAAACATGCTAGACGTGAATACAAACATGGTGGTAATGTAAAAGGTACTCAACCAGAATATAAGTCTGGAGAAATGCCTAAGTGTATGCCTAAGTAATGAAAGTTAAAGCACCCAAAGGACACCATTGGATGAAACAACCCAAAGGTGGTTATAAACTAATGAAACATACTGGTAAGTTTGTCAAGCATAAAGGTGCTACCTTAGAAGCAAACTTTCCAATTCAAAAAACTCATAAGAAATAATGGCAACAACATACCTAGATTTAACTAACGAAGTACTAAGAGAACTCAATGAGATACCTCTTACTTCTGCAAACTTTGCAAGTGCTGTAGGACTTCAGCAGTTTGTCAAGGATGCCATCAACAAGTCTATATTCGATATAGCAAATGAAGAACCACAGTTACCATTTTTCACAGCAGGTGAAAGTGGTGCAACTGACCCTTTCTATGGAAACGTAACCGTAGCTACAACAGCAGGTACTAGATGGTACGAACTCAAAGCTAGTAGCTCAAGCATCGCAGATGATTACGGTTCGATAGACTGGGATGATTTTTATTTAACCACAATTAATGTTAGTGGTGAATCAGCTCCTTTTGTCTCTAGAGGATTAAAGTTTTTAAACTTAGCTGATTGGAAAAGATATTACAGAGACAGTGAAAACGAAGATGATGCTAATACACAATCTTATGGAGAACCAAAGTTTGTTATTAAATCACCTGATGCAAGGAAGTTTGGATTAAGTCCAATACCTGATAAAGTATATAACATACACTTCTATGCATTTGACAAGCCTACAAAGCTTACAGCACACGGAGACACAGTTGTCTTCCCTGAACAATACACGAATGTCATAACTGCTAAGACAAGATATTATATTTGGCAGTTTAAAGAATCTCCACAACAAGCAGCTTTTGCTATGGATGATTATAAAAAAGCTATGAAGAGTATGAAATCTAATTTGATTAATCCTACTCCTCGTGCAATGACAGACGATAGAAGATACTTTTAATTTATGGCAGCATCACAACCTTATACAGTAGCCTGTACGGGTGGCTTAATAAAGTCTGCAAACTCTATAGACTTACTTAAAACACCGGGAGCAGCTAGAGAACTTCGTAACTTTGAAGTTTCTATCGAAGGTGGGTACAGACGTATTAATGGTTTTAGTAAGTTTGGAAGTGCACAAGTAACAGGCAGTACAACAAACATACTAGGAGTTATACCTTATGCTGATGGTGTTATAGCTTGTGCATCTACAGGAATTTTTTTTAGCCAAGATGGAAACAGTTGGTTAAACGTAAGTAGAAGTTCAGTAGATGTTGGTGGTGATAACCATACAGCTTTTACAGGTCGTAGTACACTAGCAAGAACATCACAAGGACAAGTAAGTTTTGCGTTGTTTGAAGGACCAACATACGATTACGGTATGTTAATGATTGCTGATGAAAATAATTTAATATATTATTTTAGAATGGAGGGTACTGGTGCTAACATTAACACTAGAACTTTTTTTTCAGGAACAATAGACCCTACACATTCAACTACTAAAAAAGCTCAACATGTAACAATACATGATAAGCGTTTAGTTGCAGCAGGTGTTGAAGATAATTTAAGTACAGTATTCTATAGTTCTTTATTAGACCCAACAAGTTTTAGTGGTAATGGTGCAGGTTCTATAACTTTATCAGACCAGATAGTAGGAATTAAAAGCTTCCGTCAAGAACTTTTTATATTTTGTGAAAACAGTATATTCAAATTACAAGATATAAACGGTACACCGATAGTTGTACCTGTAGCTAAGAACATTGGATGTTTAAGTGGTTACAGTATTCAAGAGATAGGTGGTGACCTTATCTTCTTAGCACCAGATGGACTGAGAACAGTTGCT